GCTACTGACACTGACTGGAAAGACCTCCACGGCATCCAGACCCTCAGCGACATCGGAACGACCGCACCGACTGTTGAGCAGACTACTATTGAGGACACCGCGAAGAGGTACATCGCCGACATCAAGGACGGCGAGGACAAGGAGCTCGAGATGGTGAGGTATGCCAACGACGAGAACCAGCAGGAGGTCTTTAACGCCGCCAACGCCGGCAAGATGTGCTTTATCAGGCACGTATGGCCTACCGGAGACATTGCCACTTATGAGTGCGTCTTCAAGGGCGCGGTCATGATGAGCGGTTCCGTCTCAGACCTTGTGAAGTTCAAGATCCAGTACAAGCTGAACGGCGATGTAACCTTTTCGAAGAAGTCCTTATAAGGAGGATCGATGTCCTACGCTGACCTTTTTAAGCACTTTAAGCCTCAGGTCAGGAAGGTGACGCTCTCTGTCGGCGACGTGTACGTCAGGGAGCTCACCGGAATGCAGCAGGCTCAGCTTTATGACGACCAGAAGAAGCTGTCTCAGACTGACTGGATGGCAAAGCGCATCCTGATGAGCCTTTGTGACAGCGAGGGAAAGCTGACCGAGAAGGACACTGACCTCGGCGTCGTGAGCCTCCTCAGCTTCGGCGACATTATAAAGCTCAACCAGGCTATCACCTCACTCACGAAGGAGATTGAGGAGGAGGCTGAAAAAAAAGCCTGAACCCATTCTGGAAGAACGCTTACGTCCTTTCAGACCGGCTTCACATGCCGGTGGAGTCAGTGCTTGAGATGCCGTACTCAGAGATCGCCCTGTGGACGGCATTGCTCTATTACGACCAGCATCCGGACAAGCGTCCGGCTGCCACATCTGCGGAATCGAGCTTCGAGGCATTCAAGCTCATGATGTCGGGGAAGAAGAAACATGGCTGACATTTTAACCACCCTCTCGGCGCGCATTGACGAATTAGCCGAGCAGACCAAAAAGCTTGCCGATTCCGTTTCCTCGGCCGGCTCGCAGATGGGGAACTCGATGAACGCCTTCGACAGGGCGCTCCGTCAGGCTGAGGAGGAGACCGCGAAGGTCGGCGTCAAGCTGAAAGGCCTCGACTCCGCCTTCTCGTCTGTCGGCCATGGAGCGAAGAGCTTCAAGGAGCTCTCCGACGCCACGGGATACTCCCAGAACCAGCTCAAGGCCTTCCAGCGCGTCCTCAACGCGGCGGGCGACGACCTCGACGGCCTCGCGCGCTCGTCGGGGCTCTCTGCCGACAAGCTTCGTGAGCTCCGCACCGCCCTTAACGACGTCGCGCGCTCGCAGGCGCAGGTCAACCAGCAGGTTCAGCGCACCACTCAGGCGCAGGGGCGCGCCTCCTCCGGCGGAACGATGCGGAGCCTGATGGGCGGAATTGAGTCCATCTCAGCCTACGCCATCGCCGCGGCAGGCGTTGTCGGCGGCCTTGCCGGAGCCTTCGCCGCGGGCGTCGGCGAGCAGACCGAGGTCGACAGGCTCGCGGACTCCATCAAAGGCCTGACAGGCTCCTATGAGTCTGCGCTCCCTGTTGTGCAGGAGTTCAAGGATCTGCATGATGAGACAGGGGCGACCGAGCAGCAGATGGCGTCAGCTGTCCGCGCGCTCGTTACCTCCGGCTTCGACTACACGCGCGACAGCCTCAAGAGCCTCATCGGCGTAGCCAACGCCTCCGGCATGAGCATTGACCAGCTTGCCGACAAGATGAAAGGGTTTGCCAATGGACGCCTGACGTCTTTCCGTGAGCTTGGCATCACGGCGAAGCAGGTCGGCAATGAGATCGAGATGACCTACGACGGCCAGACGACGAAGATTGCCAACACTCAGGCGGCGCTTGAGGCGTACCTCGTCAG